AGCAACAGCGTGTGTAAAACAGTCGCCGCCCGACCTGCGGCGCGACAACGCCCGCCGCGCTAGGCTCACATGAAAGCGGGCCGGCCCGGAGTCTCTACCTCTCCGGGGCGGCCCGCTCTCGCACCTACCGCATCAGCGGCGGCGCACCCCCACCGCGCCGAGCATGACCCGGCCCGTCGGCATGAACCGATCAAGGTACGCCTCGATGGCCTCCTGGCCCGAACCAGCCGCGAGCGGCTCCAGCCCCACCGCAAGCAGTGCGGCGCCCTGCTGCTCGACCGCCCCGCGCCACACCGACCCCGGTTCGGCAACCCGGAAAACCACACGCGGATGACCGTAGTCGAGGGTCGTCAGTCGCGAGCGGAGCGCCAGGCGGTCGCCGACGTACGGCACCCGCTCAGTGCCCGGCCGCATACCGAGCGCGTCGCAGATTGCCTGTAGCTGCTGCTCGATCTCCGCCCGCTCCTCGGCCGGAAGGTGCACGCCAGAGCGCGCGAGCAGCAGCCACGGAATCCGGCCGCCGCTCTCGATCGCATCCACCCACGTCGCGTGAAACGTGCCCGCGATGAATCCCGCGCCCGGCACCTGCACCGCCTCCTGATTCACCATGCGACCACGGCCCAAACGGCCTTACCGAACGGCCTCTCATCCACGCCCCACTGTGTGGCGAGCGCTTCGACGATGAACAGGCCCCGGCCGCGGCCCCGTTCATCGGACTCGGGCCGCTGGTGCGGACGCCGGCGTGTCGGGTCGTGCACCTCGACCCGCACCCGGCCCGGTACGGCATCCAGTACGACGAGCACCGAATCGCCCGGCTCTGTGCCGTACCGGATTGCGTTCGTCGTCAGCTCCGACACCAGCGTGACCACATCGTCCAGCGGCCCGTCAGGGATGTCCGGAACGAGTGACGACACGAACTCGCGTGCGTACTCGCGGGCGTGACGTACCGCCTCCGGGTGACTGTCGAGCAGTAGCCGGGGCGGCGTGCCCGCCGGCGGGTGACACTGGGCGGATGTTAACGGCATGCGTTGCAGGATGACCACGGCAAACACCTCTGTCCCTGTGTGCCCATCACGCAGTTTCGTCACACGCTGTAGGGCGACACAATCCGTTTCGTAGTGCCAGAGTGCCCGTCCGATGCCATGCTGTGCAATGGCTGCACACCTGAAATGCAAAATTGCATATGCCGATGAGAGGTCGTGGCAGCACCGGAGGTGGTCCAGGTGACAGGGCATGGGACGGCGCGGCAGACTGGGGCACACCGAACACGCTGGGGAGGGGGATACGTGAGCACACCGACCGTGCGCCGGCGCAGGCTTGGCCACAAACTCCGCAGCTTGCGGGAAACTCTCGGCCTCACGCTCGACGAAGTCAGCGCCAAGGCAGAGCCGGGCGCGATCACTACCGCGCGCCTCTCCCGGCTCGAAACCGCACGCACCGCGGCAAAGCCGGCCGACGTCGAGCTCCTACTCGACCTGTACGGCGTGGACGATCGCGAACTCCGTACGGCGCTCCTCGCCCTCACCCGCGAAGGCGCCCGGCGCGGCTGGTGGCAGTCCTACCGCGGCGTCCTATCCCCCGTTTACGAGGACCTGATCAGCCTTGAGGCTGAGGCATCGTCCGTACGCACGTGGCAGATGGGCGTGATACCGGGCCTACTTCAGACGGGCGAGTACGCGCGGGAGATCATCACCGCAACCGCCATGTCCGAAGCCGTCACGGAACGCGTTGACGCCCTGGTCGAGGTACGGCTTGCGCGGCAAGCCGTACTCACCCGCGACAACCCCGTGGAACTCTGGGCCATCATCGGCGAAGCCGCCCTTACAGCGCGATGTGTCGGCGAAGGAGTCATGCGCGACCAGCTCGGGCGGCTCATTGCCCTCTCGCGACGCCCGAACATCACCATCCAGGTACTTCCTTCAGACGCCCCGCCGCATGTCGGCCAGATGGGCTCGTACACGATCCTTGGCTTCGAGGATCACCCAGACCTCGACGTCGGCCACGTCGAGAGCCTGACCGCCATCCTCTACATCGAGGAACGCGACCAGGTCGCCGTCTACCGGAACGCCTTCGAACGGCTGCGCGCAGCAGCGTTGTCCGTCGAAGAGTCCGCGGCTCGCATCGCACAGATAAGGGATACACATGACCATTGACGACTCGTCGACTCTCGCCGTGGCATGGCAGAAGTCGTCTTACTCGGGCGCGCAGGGGGATTGCGTCGAGGTTGCCCCCGTCGGCGCCCGGATCGCCGTACGGGACAGCAAGGCCGTCCACGGGCCGGCGCTGCTCGTCGACCGCGGCACGGTCGGTGCGCTCGTTGACGCCATCAAGGGCGGCGCACTGTAGCACTGGGGTACGACAAAAGCGCCCCCGCAACAGCCATCATGGCTGGGCGGGGGCGTTTCTGCGCGGGGTCACCACAGGATGTGCACGAGGTACCAGACGGCGAACCCAACCCACGCCACGGCGAAAACGACGCGGCCGGGCGGAGTGTGGACACGGAACCACCGGCGGGTGGACTCCGACAGGGTGTCGTCCGCGCGCCCGTTCCGGAGCGCGACCATTTCGACCACGGCCCCGGCAGCGAGCAGACCACCCCACACCACATCAGCAGTAGACACGGCGTTCCCCTATCGTCCGAGGGCTGCCCACGCGGACAGTCCGAGTCCGCCGACCGCCACCACGCTCGCGATGAGTGGCAGCGGCCAGCGCCGGTTGTACAGCTCGTCCACGCGTGCGGTCTCGCGCTTCTGGCGGTCGGTCTCGCCCCGCTCGATGGTGTCGATGCGGGTGTCGTGCGCGTCGATGCGCGTCGCGTGGTCGGCAAGGGTTTCGGCGGTGTGGTCGTAGCGCTGCACCAGCAGGGCCAGCGCCCCGGACTGCCGCTCGAACCCGACCTCAACGACCCGCCGCATGCGCTCCATCGCGAGCGCTACGGCCGGGTCGGCCGGGGTGGGGATGTCGTCGGTCGTGTCGCTCACTGGCCGCCGCCAGGGCGGATGTTCTTGCGGATGATCTCGTGCAGGTCAGCGCCGAACGCCTCCGCGTCGAGCCGCACCTGAACCGTGCCGGGCACGTGCTTCTCGTTCGTGTACTCGGGGGAGCGGGCCCAGCCGAGCAACAGGCCCGCGGCCATGCGGGCGGGCTGCCAGTCGAGCCGGTCGGCGGCCTGTTCGAGCAGGCGCAGGAGGAGGTAGTACGCGGCGGTGAATCCGGCGGTGGCGAGTGCGGCAGCCTGGCCGCTGTCGACGTTGAAGCCGAGCGCGCCGGTGATGGTGAGCAGGTAGCCGGCGAGGACGGGCACGACGGTGCGGGAGAGTGAGGCGAGCAGGTTCATGGGGCGGTCCGATCTCGTGAGGGGCGGCGGGTCAGTCGGTGACGTTGAAGCCGTACTTGGCGCCCAGGCGGCGGAGGGACGTGGCGCCGGGGATGCCGTCGGCGTCGCGGCCGCGGTAGCCGAGGCGCTGTTGCCAGCGGGCGTACGCGCGCACCGTGGTGGTGCCGTAGTGCCCGTCGGCGTAGCGGCGCGGCAGGAGTCCTTCGCGGGCGAGCGCGTCCTCGACGATCCGAACGCCGTCGTACGACACGGGCGTACCGCGGCGCGGCGGGTCCGCCTTGGCCGCGGCGCGCAGCCGGGACAGGTCTACGGTGGGCGGGCTGGCGGGCCGGGTGCCGAGCAGCCGGGCGAGGCTGGCCTCGCCCGGTACTCCGTCGGCGTCGGCGCCGCGGTAGCCGAGCGACCGCTGATAGGCCGCGTAGGCGGCGGTGTCGGCGTCCGACCACGTCGGGCCGGGGCCGACCCGGTACGCGTCGCCGTGGCCGCAGGCGACCAGCGCGCGACCCACCTGCGTCACGTGGTCGCCGTGGGCGCCGTACCCGTATTCGAGTCCGCCGATGGTGACCTGGTAGCGGGCCACGCTCGGGACGGTGCCGGACGTGCCGCCCTGCGGCGCGGTACCCGTCGGCGGCTTGTACCCCTTGGCGGGCATGCCGGCCTGCACCCACGCATACAGAATGCCGCCGGGGCACTGCGTGGCGATGCCGTCTTGGTGCCCCTTCTGGGCGAGCGTCCGGCCGGTGCGGCGGCATCCCTCGTCGTACAGCCACCGGCACGCGGCGAGGGCCGCCTCCGTAGGCTGCTGGTCGCCCCCGACGGCGATCTGTACGGCGAGGCCGCTGACGTTGTGGCCGGGGCAGTGCGCGCCCTGCCGGTCCCACCCGCGGCCCTCGTAGATGTTGCCGGATTGATCGACGACGAACGAATACCCGATCCCGGCCCAGCCCTTCGCCTGGTGCTGGGCGTCGATCGCGCGCGGGATCGCGTAGCCAGTGCGGGTGACGTGGCGGGCGCCGTCGTAGTGGACGAAGAACTCGGTACGCGAGCTGAGCGGAACACGGGCGGGGCCTTTGCTGGCCGGGTCGCCGTTCCATGGTCGGGCGCCCCACATGGCGCGACTGATGATGGTGGGCATGGGCGTCTCCAGACATGAGAAAAGCCCCTGACGGGGCGGTAGAGAGAGGGCTGGGAGGGCCTGGCGGGTCAGATCTCCGCGAGGAGGAAAATGCCCAGGCGGGGCGCGATACTGCCGGCCTCCGAGTCCAGGTTCCCGCCGGAGGTCTGGCGCCCGAGGACGGTCACGGCATCGCCGGCGGACAGCATCGCGCCGCCAGCCACCGTGATCCGGCCCGCCACCGTGCTCAGATCGTCGATGTCGCGGGAGTCCCAGATGCGGCCCGCGCCGTTCACCGTGATGACGACCTCTCTGCGACCGTTGGCGTTCCCCGCGAAATTGAGGGACGCCCAGCACATCCACAGGCCTGAGACGGGCACGATGATCCTGTTGTTGGCCACGTCGGCCGCGCCGTCGGCTGTGTCGACGTCGACCGTGTCGAAGACGATCTCCGTGATAACGCTGTCTGCCAACGTGGTGGGCGTCCCTGACGAAAGCTGCGCTCCGTACTCGAATTTCGCGAACCGTGCGGCGGTGAGCTTGGTGCCCGGCGGGAACTGAGGCATGGGGGGCTCCTTACAGGGCGACGTAGGACGGGTGGGCGAGCCGGATGTCCGCCCCGGCGGCGTGCGATTTCACGATGCCGTTGACGGACCGGGTGACGGTGAAGGTCTGCGGGTCGGCGCGCAGATTGTCGAACTCCATCGTGAACGGCATCGCGTTCGTGGTGCTGCCGCCGATGAAGCCACGGACCCCGACGGATTCGGGATCGGTCAGGTCGGTGTCGGTAGCCGACACCTGCCAGTCGGTGGGCTCCGGGTCGGACCGCAGCCACACTTTCGCCGCCAGGTCGCTGCCCGTCACGGTCAGGCGCACCGTGTACCAGGCGCCTGCGGTGAGGGTCATGCCCGTGGCGTAGGAGTCGAGCAGCGTCTCCGATCCGACCCGCTTGCGCAGGTTGAGGAACATTCCCCCGGTGGCCGTGATCTGCACGCGGGCGAAGTAGAAGTGGGTGCCGTCCGCGTAGCGGATGACCGGGTAGACGTATGCGCTGTCGCCCGTGGGGGCGACGGGGAGCGAGAAGTCAACGCGCAAGTCCACGTCGGCTGTCGACACGGCGGCCACCTGGGCGAGGAACGTGGCCGCGGGCAGGAGGAGCCGCCCGGTGCCGCCGCTGACGGCGTAGTCGGATGCGCTGCCGCCGTCCGCCGTCCATGCCTGCCCGGAGTCGGCCGTCCCCCAACCGGAGGCGACGGCATCGTCAAAGGCGTCCTCGACCACGCCGGTGCACGCGGTCACGGTCATGGCCTCGCCGCCCACAGTGACGTCGAACGGGAAGTCGTCTGGGTACGTGGCACTGTCCACCCATCGCGGGCCCAGCGTCGTGACCACCGGTACAGCCGTGGTGGCCTCGTCCACGGTGATCACGAGCTGGGAGCCGGTCGTGTCCGCATGCGACTCGTCGACCACCCCAAGGGACGACCACGGGCCCGCCGGCGTACAGAAAAGGGTCACCTCCCACGTACGCGGGCCAATGTCCTCCCGGTAGCCCATGACCATCAGGTCGACCGGGCCGGGTGGCAGGAAAATCGGCAGGTCGGTGATGCGGATCGTGTCGCCGACGTCGAGCGCGAGCACGTCAGCGATCAGCGCCGGGTACTTGTGCAGCAGAATGCGCACCGACGGGTACCGGGGCTCATCCCACGTGCCCAGGTACGCGGCCCAGGCGGCGATCTGGAGCGGCTGTGTGTCGTCGTGCATCGACAGGGACACGGACTCGTCGTAGAGGCCGACAGCGTCCACGGACAGCGGCCCGTCCTCGACAACCACACGGGCCGACGACCCGCCGATACGCTGGCGGGTGACGTCGTTGCGGATCTGCTGGTCGTCGTCCACTGGAGTCAGCGGCGGCGCCAGTTGTCCGTACGGGATGACCAGCTTCGGCGTTTGGTTGTACAGCGACGCCCGATCCCGGTAGCGAAGCCCGGTCGATTCCCGATCCTCGTACAGGATGCCGCCGTCGGTCGCCTCGCACTCCTCCAGCAGCTCCAGCAGCGTTGCCGGGCGCTGCGGACCCATGCGCTGCTGCATGCTCGCCGTGCCCGCAACCCCGATCGGTAGCCCCTCCTCGTCGGCCAGGCGCTCGACACGCTCACCGGCCGTCTCCCCCGTCCAGGCATCAGCCGCACTGAACAGGGCAAACGGGCCGACACTGCTGCTCGACGTAGGCCACACCGAGACATGGCCCATCGCCATACCGTCGAGCTGCGAGCTGAATCCGCCGGCTGAACCGCCGACCGTCGAAGGCGCACCCACGGTGCCCGCGAAACTGCCGCTGGTGGCCCCGGCCGCGCTGCCGACCGGCTGCCACCCGACATGCCAGTCAACATTGCCGCCGTTCTGCGTAGCACTGAAGTCAACCCGCACCCACTGCCGGAACAGCTTCTCGCCGGTAGCGACATCGACCGTGAACACGGTGTTCCCGTCAGCGTCCAGACCGAACACGCGGGACACGTCGCTACGAATCTGGAGGAACCATTCCCGCACGGTGCCCGTGGACTGCGTCCGCATGATCGTAGCCAGCGTCGCATTCGGCTCCGGCGCGTGATACATCCACACCACGGCCCACGAATCCAGCGTCGTACCGGGCGCAGGCACTCTGCCCTGCATCAGACATTGGCCGGTGGACCGGTCAACAGTCGGAAGCGGCTTCGACCCGGCCAGCGTGTCGTCAGACGCGAAGTCAAAGTTCTGGACGAACATCGCCGGTACCCCAGCGATGGGAGATGCGGCGGTACCGGCGTCGGCCTCGTCTTCCATCGGCCAGTACGCCAGTGGTCCGAACGAGGGGATACGCCGCCGGAGTGTCGAGTCGAGGGCCTTTTGCCCCTGCCCCAGCCGGCGCAGCGTGCCCGCCGCGGTCAGGTCGGCCGTGACGTTATGCCCGGACACGTGCCACGACGGCGGCCACTCCGGCACCGACAGCACGAAACGAGGCCACCGGTCGCTGATGGAAGCTGTGCCGTTCATGCTCCAGGCGCGTCCGGCGGAATCGACGAAGCCGGCCGCGCCTAGGGCCTGTGCGGTGAAGTCGGGATCGGCTACAGCAGGCCCGTCGATTCCGTTCCTCACCTCGGCCGCGAAGCAGCGGCCCGTGGCGCGGGCGAATGTGATGGGGGACGCGTCGCCGATACGGAGACGGGTCGGACTGTTGAAAAGGCTGGTCACTCCTGCACCGGTGACCGGGTTGCCGAACTCGATCCACGGACCTGCGATGGTGTCGGCCGTGTAGAAAGTGACCGTCCAGCCGCCGGAGCCGTTGTCGACGTCGAGGGTCACGCGTACTGCCCTGCGGCCCACGATTCCCGCGAGCATCTCGGTGGACTTGGCGCCCAAGGTGTTCGCGCCGTCAGCTGACCACTCGATGTACAGAGAGCCGTCCCGGCTTCCCAACAGCCAGGACTTTTCTCCGGCGTTGAAGCCCAATTTGGCCATGTATTCGACCGTGCTGAGATTGGCTGTGGCCGACGTCCAGTTGCTCAGGTCGGCGTCAAATCGGATATCGATGTCGCCGGTGATATCGAGGTCGGGATCATCTTCGGTGTATGCGTAATCCCCTACGGCGCCGTTGAGAGCGACGTGCTTCGGCCCGACCACCGTGCATCGCGCTCGCGTGTTCGGCCCGAGCTTGCCGAAGTACGGCGAGCGGGGGTTGCGGGTGGAGTAGCGACCCCCCGGCGACGACAGGATGAACGACGCCGCCGCCGGGTCGGTACGCGACGCGCCCTCGCGCCGACCGCGCGTGTGCGTGATCTGCGTACCCGCGGCCCGCACATCGGCCGTGACGTCCACCCACGCGCCATCGATCTCCAGCTCCATCCGAGCATCAGGCACCGCCACACCCACCACCCCCTACTTTCCGAACGCGGTCTGCACACTGCCGCGGCCATCGGTTTGCACGATCTTGCGAATAAGGCGCGTCATCGCCTCCGGGCCATCCACGACGATCCGGACCGTCTGCACGCCGCCGCCTTGCGGCGCTCCACGGAACTGGGCATCCTGCGCCCACGCGGGGACACCACCGCCACCCATCGGCACCGGCACCGGCATCGACGCCATTGCGTCATTTGCCGCGCCCAGCAGGCCAGCCGCAGCCGACCGCACCGCGCCACCGCGCGACGCCAGACCAGCCGCCATCGCGTCACCGATCGACTGGCCGGAGTACAACGTCCAGCCCTTCCCGGAAAACGGGCCCTCCTTCGCAGGCGAGAACGGAAAGAAGTCCCGCGCCCGCGACACGACGGACGATGCCGCCGAAGCGACCTCGCCCACCTTCGACAGAATGCCGCTAATGAAACCGCTGATCAACGCCCGGCCCGACTTGAACAATGCGATTCCGGCCCGGCCCAACGCGGACTGCGCCCGGCCCGGAATGCTCTTTACGTGGTCTACGACCATGCCGATACGGCGCCGCATTTCCGCAACCATGTTGACACCAGCCTCGGTCATCCGGGCTTTCAGCTTGGAGCCGAGATCCTTCAGCGCAGACCATGCCTTGCGCGGCATTTCCCTGAACGTCTGGGCGACCTTGCCCGCCATGTCCGCGGCCATCTTCTTTGCGCTGTCCAGCGCACCGGAGAAATCACCGGACAGGAGCTTGGTCAGGATCTCCAGCGCCGGAATCAGTACGTTCGTGATGTTGGAGCCGAGGACGTAAGCCAGTCCGGCCGCAAGCTTCCCCACCAACTCGATGATTTTCGGCAGGTAAGGGGCCAGCTTTTCCAGCAGCTTCGCGCTCAGCTTCGCGAACGCCTCAATCACCGGCGCGAGAGCAACCATCAGGTCGGCAAATGCGACCGCCATCTTTTCCAGCGACGGCGCCAATTCGACCAGCAGATCACCCAGGAATTCGAGCCAGAACACGAGCTGATCGGCAAGCAATTCCGCCAGCGGCTCGATGATCGGTGTCAGCTTTTCGAAGATCGGTGTCAGGGTGCGGGACAGGATGTCTGCCACGGTCTTGATCACCGGAGCCAGCGATTCGAACACACGTACGAGCGCGGCGAACAATGGAGTCAGGGCGGGCAGCAGAGCGGCGATCAGCTCTCCGGCCACCTCAAGCAGGGGTGCCGCCGCCTCGATCAGCTTCCCGAACGCCTCAGCCGCGACCTTCAGCACCGGTGCCAGGGCCTTGATGACCGGCTGAAGGGCCGCACCCAGCGCCCTGACGAGCGTCTGAATCGGCGGACCCAGCGCCACGAAGACGGGCGCGACGGCTTTCATCACCTCGATGAGCAGCGGCGCGACGACCTTGGCAACCTCGGCCATCGTCTCGAAGATCGCGCGCAGTCCGGCTTGGACCTCCGGCGACGCGAACGCATCCTCCAACGCCTGCGTGATCGTCTTGAGGACGCCGATGAAGCCGCCGCCCGACGCCTCAGCCGCGGAGAAAATGGAACCGATCGTTGAGAACACGTTCCCGGCGATTTCCGCCAGGTCACCGATCAGGCTGATGGCCTGCTCGATGGCCTTCTGCATGGCGCCGGACTCGAACGCCTTCGTCAGCCGGTCGGAGAGCTTGTCGAGCGCTCCGCCGGCGGCGCCGGTCAGCCGCTCGAACGACGGCCCCGCAGCGGCCGCGATCTGGCCCAGGCCCTTCACGAGCTGGCCGGGCGCGCGGGTCAGGTTCGACAGGCCCAGGTTCGCGCTGCTCAGCGCACGCCCGAGCGTGCCGTTCTCCGCCATTTCCTGCGCGGCCGAAGCCACGCCGTGGCCCATGCGGTTGACGCTGGTCGCGGCACCTTCAAGGCCCTTACGGAGCACCGGCAGAACCGACCTGCCGGCCTCCTTCAACGACTTCGACCAGTCCTTGAACATCTTGTCCTGGACGGACTGTTGCAGCGCCTTGAACTCCGGCTGCATCGCCTTGACCTGCTTCGCGAACGCCTTCGCTTCGGGCGACAGCTTCTCCAGCGCTTCGGCGAACGCCTCCGGATTGCTGGGGTCCATGGCGGCCTTGACCGCATCCCCCACACCGACCATGCCAAGCTTGATCGCCTTCGATGCGAGCTGCACCGCCACCAGAGCGGTGACCGCCACAGCCGCCGCGGGGGCGATACTGCCCACAGCGCCCGCCAAACCGGCTGCCAGCGGCACCGCGACACCGAGCTTGGCCGCGATACCGCCGATCGACGCCGCCACACCCAGCAGGCCACGCCCCGCGCCAGCAAGCCGCCCGAGCTGGAACGTGAACCGGCGCCCCTCGTCCGTGCCCTCGCGGATCCCCGCGGCCAGCAGCTCACCGGTCGTCGCGAACGTTCCGTCGAGGCGTCGGAGACGCCCCTCCGTGTCGCGCTGGAAGCCTCGCATCCGCAGCTCAGCGTCGTTCAGGCCGCGCCGCATGCCGCGGTCGTCCGCCCTGATGAAGCCGACCAGCTCGCCGATGTTGAGCGCCACCGCGACCACCCCCTATTCGGTTGTCAGCCGCGGAGCGCGGCACGGATCTGGTCGGGGTCGTCGACGATCGCGAGCTCGTCCCCGGCGACCCGCCGGAACGCCGACTCGGGAGACAGGGCGTGCAGCAGCGCCCAGAACTCGGACCGGCCTATGCGGGCGAGCTCTTGCGTCGTGATGCCGTACTCGCGGCGGAAGTCCGCGCGGACCGCCCACCAGTACCGCCAGACGGCTTCTTCGGCGCGGCTCGGCGGCTTGCGCGGTTCTGCCCGGACGGCGCTTTTCCCTCCGCCGCCTCCGCCTCACGCACTGCGGCGAGCGCCTCCATGAAGGACACGCCCGCTCCGCTTGCGTGCGCCATGCCCCACGCGAGCACGGTCTTGAACTCCAGCAGGCCCATGCCGTTGGTGCGCCACTCGTCGAGGACGTCGGCGCCGAAAAGCATGGCGACCAGCTCGCGGATGTCCTCCTCGTCCTCGGAGTCTTCGAGGGCGCGCATTCGCTGTTCCATGGCCAGCGGCACATCGGTGGGGATGCGTACCTCGACGTCGCGGATCGTTTCTGTGCGGGAGCCGAACGCCTGGGTGAGGAATTCCTCGTACGAGCCGGCGGCGGGGGTCTTGCGTGCGGTCACGCCTTCACCGCCGTGGTGTCGGCACCGGAGCGGGTCACGGTGACGGCCCACGTCACCTTGGCGTTGCTGTCGCCGCCCGTGTCGCCCAGCTGGAAACGGGCCTGCGTCCACACCACCCACTCGGTGTCGTCCTTGTGGGCGTAGCGGAAGCCGATCAGGGAGTCGTCACCGAGCCGTTCGGCCTGTGCCTCGACGAGGGCCTGTCCGGCGTCGAGAGCCCCGGTGGTCTTGTCGCGCAGTCGGAAGCCCTCCAGGGTCATGGACTTGCCGATCTGCATGTTCTGCGACTCCTCCTGACCCTCGCTTCCGAAGGTGGTGGTGTCGGTGTCCTCGTAGTTCTGGCTCTTGGAGAATGTGTTGATGGCGTCGGGGCCGATCGCCACCCACGTACCGGGGTTGGCGAAGTCCTCGATCTCGAACTCGATGTCGCGGGCGTTGTACTTGACGGGCGCCATGGGGCTACCTCCGGGCATGCGAAAGAGCCCCGGCGCAGTGCGACGGGGCGGGAAAGGACGAGGGGGTTAGCTGCGGTGGGTCGTCCGGTTGACGATCTCCAGTCGGAAGTTGCAGACGTGCGCGTGCCTGCGGTTGTCGTCGACACCGAGCGACGCGGGGGCGGACTGCAAGCAGACGGACAGGATCAGTTCTGTGCCGTCCGGCAGGGTGACCGGCCCAAGGCCATGCAGCACGTCGCGGATCTGCTTGCACAGGGTTCGGGACGTGCGCGGATCGGGCCCGCCGCGTACCTTCACCTGCATGCGCGGCTCGTCGTACGGCAGCTTGGAGTCGGGCTCCGTGCTGTCGTCGTACAAGGTCAGGACAACCGCGGTGTCCGGGGTCGGCGGCATCGACTCGGCGAAGCAGTCACCGGTAACGCCGGTCGGGTCGTAGGTGACCAGTCCGAGCCCGTTGAGGTACTGGGCGACGCCGTCAATCAGGTCGGTGTCATCAGCCACGAAGCCACCTCCGCAGCCCCACGGCCATCAGTTCCAACACGACCTGCCGTTCGCTGTTCATCGGCTTTTCGAGGTACTTTGCGGTACGGCCCGGTAGGTGCTTCCAATCCAGCTCCTCGTGCTGCCGGCGGGCATACACGGTGTCGAACGTGACCGCCCCCTCAAGCCCGTCTTGGACGACGCGGCCGGACCGTTCGAGGGGCCCCTCGCGCAGGGGCACGATCGCCCGCGCACGCTCAAGGACATGCTCAAGGCCCTTCCGTAGCCCCTCCTCGGCCAGCCGCCGACCGCGGCCGGTACGGAAATTCACCCGGCCCGGCGTGAAACGCGTGTACTGGGTCATAGCTGCACCTCCAGGTGATCCGGTGTAGGCAGTCCGCCGCCGTCGTGCCGGAGGGCGTTGATGACGGTTGCCGTGTCACCGTTCGGCAGCGTGATACGGGACTCGGGCGGGCAGACGGTAGCCAGCGGGGCGTACAGCGTGCCGTGGCTGACAACCTCCTGCCCTTCCTTGTCGACCACCGTGCGGGTCTTCTGGTCGAGGAAGCACCGCACGGTGACGGGTGCGGCATAGACGGGCCCGTAGGCGCCGTCGCCCTCGTACGCCTCGACCGTCACCTCATGGCGCCACAGGAAATCGAGGCTCAGCACTGTGCCACCGCCCCCAGCCGGAACACATCCGGCGTCAGGTCCGGCGACCGGAGCGAATCCCACACCTCCGGGGCAACCTGCCGGCCCGGCGCATCATCACCGGACACCGACGTCACCGACCGGGCGAGGCGGACGGAGCCGATCTCCACCGAGCCCCAACCGGCCCCGGCCGCGCCGGTCGTGTCGCCGACGTCCACCCCCCACTGCACCTGCGCGCATGTAGCGTTCGCGAACGCCTCCGCAACCGCCGGGTTCGACGGTAGGCCGGTCTCCTCGACCTCGTACCAGCACAGCCGGAAAACCCGGCTGTCGAGGAACCGGGACGCCTGCGCCAGGCGGGCGGCGATGTCCACCGGAGCGGCGCCACCGGTGTAGGTCTCGTACTGCTCGCTGGCCGCGTAGATCCGGGCCACAGCCGCACCCCCTTCTACAGGTCGAGGACGGCGACGGTCACGGACGCCGAAGCGCCCGCGTAGTCGACCCACACCGCCCCGTCAGAGGCACGCCGGAACTCGATGCCGAGTGCGGGCAGCAGCCGGGCGGCGCCCGCCGCGACAGTGAACGTGGCGTCGGCGACGGCCAGCGCCCCGGCGCCCACGGTGGCAGGGGTCTGCACCGTGACCGTCAGCTCCGTCACGTCGCCGTTGGCGACGTACAGGTGCCGGCCGCGGGCCCACGGGAACGAATTCCCGTCGGTGAGCTCCGCGGCGGTGTCGACGTCGGCGAGCACTACGCCCGCCGCGCCGACGCCGGTTGGTGTGATTGCGGTGCGGGCCATCAGGCGCCGCCCTTCCTGCGCCGCGCGCGCGGCACGGGCTGCTCAGACTCGGCGGCCGGCGTCGGCTGCTCAATCGCGGTCGTCTCAACGGCCGGCTCCGGAGCGGCCACGGCACGGATGCCGTACCACTCCGGCAGCGCCGCGAGCGCGTCGGCAACGGCCCTGTCCTCGGTGACGAACCGGCCCCCGCGGAAGCGGCACCGGCCGGCCACCGAGCAGAGGTTCAGCTCCGGATATCGGGTATTCGTGAACTGGAACGGCATCGGGCGTCACCTCCCTTACGCGTCGGCCGTGGTCAGGTTGGTGATCTTGCCGTGCGTGCGCTCGTTGCCGTAGTTCAGGCCGACCTCGCCGTACAGCTGGGTACGGTCCGTCGCACCGGTGCGGGCCAGCGGCTCCGCGAAAAAATGCCCCTTACCGGGGATCTCCTGGTACACGGGGCTGCACTGTTCCAGCGACACGACCGCGAGCTGCGCGGCCGGCATGTGCCGGTCCAGCATCAGGTTCAGGGTGCCGAAGTCGGTTTCGATGGTCTGCACACGGACACCGCCGACGGTCCTGCTCTCCTCGCGGTAGTTCTTCTGCGTGATGAAAATGTCCGACAGCTTGCGCTTCTGGTAGGCGTTCGCCATCAGCGTGGCGGTCCCGGACTCCTGGATGCCGCCGTTCTCCCAGATCGACTGGAGGAGGTCGAGGACCATGTCTTCCGTCAACGGGCCGGCCGCGCCAGCGCCGGCGTCGACCGCGATCACGTTCGTGGTGATCGCTTCGAGGATGCCCCGCGTCTGCCGCGCGGTCGTGTTGTCGGCCGGCTTCTGGTACGTGCCCTGGATGAACGAGAACTCGATGTCCCGGACCATCTGCTTGAGCATCTGCTCGATCTGCCAGTCAGCCTCGTTGGTGACCGGGTTGGACTGGGCGTTGTTGATGCCCGACTTCGCCTGCACGGCGGCAAGTTTCGTGTAGGACACCTCCACCGTCTCGTGGTGGATCTGCACCAGGTTGGAGACGTTCGCTCGCACCCGCTCCTGGCCGGTCGGCGCGTCCGCGCCCTCCAGCTTCGCGTTCTGCCCTGCGGCGCGCAGGTCGAAGGTCTGCCACTCGAACTCGATCGAGTTGGTCTGTCCGCCGCCGGACAGGCCGCCGATCGCGGAGAAGAACGGGGTGTCGCTGGGCGTGAGCTGGTGGAGCATGCCCGTGTAGTTGGGCAGGTTGTAGGTCGTGCCGAGCTCGGTGATACCGGCCATGGGGCCACTCTCCTAGGTAGGTGCGGGGGCGCGGCCCTGTGCCGGCCGCCGGGTTACTGCTGCGCCTCGGCGGCGAGCAGCTTGCTGTTCTGCAGGCGCATCTCTGTGCGCCAGTCGCCATCGGCCTTGGCCTGGGCGATCTGCTTGTCGAGGCTGGTGGCCGTGTCGCCGGAGCCTCCGGCCCCGCCCATGTCGCCTCCGGACCGGCCGGCGCCACGGGGGGCGAGCGCGGCAAGCTTGTCGACCGCGGCCGTGATGGCGTCGCCGTCCACCTCGCCGTCTACGACGAACTTGGTGACGTCGAGCAGGTCGGCGAACGGCGCGAGGTCGACGCCCTTGCGTGCGGCGGCGGCTTCAAGCCGGGCCTGTGCGAGCTGCGGAGTGACGTCGGCGAGCGCGGCCGTGCGGCCCTGCTCCGTCGCGGCCTGAACGGCCTTCTCCTGCTCACTCATTCGCTCGGCCTTGAGCGTGGCGAGCTCGTCGGCCGCGGTCTTGTTGGCCTTCGCCCGGTCTTCCCACTTGCGGGCTTCGGCCTTCCAGTCCGTGTCACCCGCGGGGGCGGGCGGTACGGGCGGAGCCGGGGGCACCGCGGGCGCGGCGGCGGGCGGTGCTGCGGGTGCAGCCGGGACGGCTGCGGGTTCCACGGGGGTAGCCATGGGTGTTCTCCCTTTCCGGGTTGCCCGGCGGGCCCGTGCGGGCGGTGCTGGGCGGGCATGCGAAGGGGCCCGCGGCTGCGGACCCCTGGTGTGCTGGTGGTGCTACGCCCTACCCCTCGCGGGGCGGACGGGTCTCGGTGTAGCCGCGAATCCACGCGGGACGCAGCAGCGACGTGCGCGGATACGGGCATACGGTCGGGGGCTGGCCGGTCCTGCCGGTCTCGCGTCCCTCCTGTATGGCCCGTGCGATGTCCTCACGTGTCCCCACCGGGGATCACCTCCGCTGCTGCTGGTCGCTGTTGGCCTTGCGCGCGGTGGCGGCGCCACGCTGCGTACGGCCGGTGGCCTGCTCAATGAACTCGACCTGCGTCAGTCGGCCGTGTTCCGCCCACCATGCTTTCAGTTCGTCGGACGCGCGCGCGTACGCGATGTGCGCGGGCCCGCTGAACAGCGACTCAGCGTCGACCCTGGCGGTCTGCGCCTGCTTGGTGAGCAGCACGCCGCGGCAGTCCTCCTCAGCCTGGAGCCACTGCGTGTACACGTACTCGCGGTAGAGCTCGCGTGCCTGCGCGAGGGTGATGCGCTGCTCGGGTTCGTCTCGCTCGCCGTCGTCGGTGGGCTGCTCGGTGTCGGCGTACCGCCCCCACTGCTCGGGCGGCGGCGCGGGCGCGAGGCTGTCGTCGACCGCGCGCCGGTTGGCGATCAGGTCGGCGACCGGGTCGCCCGTCTGTACCGGTGGCGGCAGGGTGACGGCGTCACGGCGGTCCATCTCTGCGGCGATGCGCAGGATTTCGGCCGGCTCGGCGTACTGCATGCACCACGCGAGTTCGTCGTCTCCGATGCCGGCCAGGTCGTCGGCGAGCCGGCCTCCGGGGAACAGCCGGGCGAGCAGGTCGCGCCGGTGCGCTTCGGCGGCCAGGTCGGCGAGTAGCGCCGGGTCGGCCCCACGGGAACGGGCGGCGAGCTGGTCGTCCGACAGGCCCACGAGGTCCGGCCGGACGCCGGGAAGGCCGGCCGCAAGGTCGCGCCGGTCCATCTCCGTCATGATGCGCAGCCGGTCGCCCTCGTCGGTCGTCTGTCCGAAGATCCGGCCCAGTTCGGTGTCGGAGAACTGGATCAGATCGGCAACCAGCCGGCCGCCGGGGGCGGCGCGGTTCATCAGGGCGGCGAGGTCGCGCCGGTCGGCCTCCTGCATGATCCGGGCGCGGTCGCGGGCGTCGAGGTTCCCGAACCGCATGGCCGCGGCGAGCTCCGCATCCGACATCTCCCGCGGGGTGCGGTCGTCGCCGGAGCGGATACGGGCGGCCTGCATGGCCTCGTCGGGGGTTTGCGGCAGGCGCGGCGGCAGGTTCCCGGCGCCGGGCTGCTCGCGGTCGCGGTAGCGGATCAGGTCCGGGTGCGCTGCGAGGTGCTCGCGCATGGCCTTCTGCCAGTCGCGAACCTTGGCGTTCGCGCGCTTCTGCGCGGCCGGGTCGACGCTGGCGGCGGCCCGGTTCTTGTACTTGCGGATGGTGCGCTCGATGGCGCGCTGCCGCTGCGAGGCCTCGTACGCGGCGGGGTCGGGCCGGGCGTCGTGAAACGGGGTGATGCCGGGCGTGTACGCGGACACGGAGTGGCGGCAGTTCGGGTGCTGTAGCCCGGCCAGGCGCGCCTCGTCGAGGCTGCCGGACACGGGGACCTGCACCATGACGCCATCTTGGGTCGCGTGCTCGACCTCGACGGTGCGACGTCCGGGCGGCCCGGCGATGGACAGGATGTGCCGCTCCCACGGACGGCAGAGCGGGCATTCCAGCGGCGCATCCGAGACAATCACGAGGTCGTATCCGGCGGACGCGAGCGACCGCATGTGCCCTTCGACCGCCGCGCGGCCCACGCTCGTACGCACGGCCATCTCCGCGTACGAAGCGAGCTTCCAGCGGCGCCCCGACTGGTCCACGAACGATGTGATGCCCTGGTCGGCCCACTGCTGCATGGCGTCCTGTGTGGCCTGCTGGCGGGTGCGGCCGAAGGTGACCAGCGCGGTCACGTTGGCGACCGTGGCCCGGAAGCGGTCGACGATGGTGCGGACGATGGAGCGGTGCCGGCCGGTGACGCGCTGGACGGTGTCTTCGGCGAGCCGGTCGGCATCGGCGGCGTTCGGGGCGTTGCGCCGGACCATGGCCGCCGTCTGCTCGTCGAGGACACCGAGTTCGGCTACGGCGGCCTGGTGGCCGACGTTCCACGCGTCGGCGATCACGTTGAAAACTTCGAGGGTGACGGCGCGGCCGGTCTCGTCCAACGTGGCCTGGGCCGCGCGGCGCAGGGCTTGCACGGCGGAGAGCTTGCGCTCGGCCCACTGCGGGGCGTCCAGCCCGTCGGCGAGCGACCGGGCGATGATGCCCAAGAGCCGCTCCTCGGCTGCGGCGTACAGGTCCCGCGTGTGCTCGGCGAGGGGTTCGACCATGCCAGGGTTGATCGGCACAGTGTCACCCCCTCACGTCGTCGGCTACCGGGGGAACGGTGCAGCCGGGTCGGGTGCGGCCTCGCCGCGGGTGCTCACGATCGCGGCCACCTCGGCGGCAACCTGGTCGTCGTCCCAATCCGGATGGATCATGCGGACCTTGACCTCATCCGAGGCCGCCTCGGCCCGGTGCAAGAGTTCGACCGTGGTCGCGAGCTCGGTCGGCGAGTCGCTGATCGAGTCCTGGAACTCAACCTTCGGCGGGGTCAGGTCCAAACCGACGACGCCGAACCGGAAGCCGGCCTCGACAGCGAGCAGCGCGGCCGTGATGTCCGCGACCGCAGGACCCCAGTACAGGGCCTTACGGGCGCGGGTGGTCATGCTGCGCCGCTCACGGGCTCGGATCTCCGTAGCGGTCACCGCCGAACCGTCGCCGGACTCCCCGAACGTGCTCGCGGAGTAGCCGGCCTGCCGTACGGCCTGTTCGGTCAGTGCCCGGCAGGTGTCGGCGTGCTCCTGTACCCGGATCTCGAACTGGACGACCTCGATCAGTTCGGCCCGGTCCATGCGCGGCATGACGTTCAGGCCGGTGAAGATGCGGCGTTCCTCGTTGAACGCTGCGCCGTTGCCTGGTCCGAGGCTTTCGAGGGCGGACTGGGCGAGGATGACGCGGCCCTTGCCGTTCTGTACGTCCCGCATCCACGACGAATACGTCTCGTCGAGGGCGTCCATCAGACCTTCGATGCCCTGGTAGTCGGACTGTCCCCAGCGTGCGGCGGTGGGGATGTGGCGCCAGGCGCGGGCGGGGCGGACGTTGGGCACGTAGGCGGCGGTCAGGTGGTCGGGGGCCCCGGTGTCGAGGCCGCCCTCGCTGTCGACTTCGGCGGCGAGTGGTGCGGTGGCCGGGTGGTCGAGCAGGGGAACGGCCATGCCAAGGTGCGTCTGGCTGCCTTCGTACAGGCCGTGGTAGATCCGGCCGCGCTCGTGACGCTCCAGGTGCCGGAAGACGCGCCGGTCGGCGGGGTCGGTGTTCTCCAGCACGGTCCAGAACGTGACGGCCCACAGGCGGTTGTACCGGAACTCGGGCACGGCCCGGTCTGCGGCCACGCTGTCGACCCAAGGCCGGTCGGACACCTCGTCGTCCCACACCACGCGCAGGTAGGCGCCACCGAGCGCGGCGCACACCTCCCCGGCTTCGAGGAGCGACGGGTGCAGGCCACCGGAGACGAGTTCGTCGAGCCGCGCCTGTGTGGTCTTGCTGTCGCTGGTCATGGTGGGCGGTTCGGAGAACAGCAGCTCGGCACTGGTGCGGGCGATGTCCCCCGCCAAGGGCACATGCAGTTTGGAGCGCTTCTCGCCGGCCGGGGTGGGGTTGCCCCAGAACCAGCGGGCGAGCGCGCCGCGGACGCCGCCCGCGTACTGTGCCGGCCGGTTGGCCTGCTGGTCCGGCCGGTTGCCGTAGCGGGCTTCGAGCCGGTCTGGGTCGGCAGACCACCAGGCGTCCCAGTCGGCGAGCGTGGACTGTACGGCGGGGTCGATCGGCGGCCACACGGTGTCGCTGGTGGGGAGGGGCACGGGGCGCACCTCCTCACAGGGTCATGCGGCCAGGGTCAGGCCGATCGGAACGTGCGGACGCCACAGGGCCTCCGTCGTGCGCACCGCGTAGCGCAGTGCGTCAAGGGAGTGGTCGGCGAACTTGACGGGCTTGTCTTCGCCCTTCTCGGCGGCCTTGTCGTCCCACACGTAGGCGGGGAACTCCTCGATCAGGCCGCGGCAGGATTCGTGGATGAGTAGGCGGCCGGCGGCGAGCAGGCTGGCCACGGTGGCGATGCCGTCGCGGACGCTGTTGTCGGCGCCCGCCGGGGTGACGCCGTCGCGGTGCAGTTGCTCGATGAATCCGGCGGCGGATGGGTCGACGACGACCCATTCCGGGCGGATGCCGAGGCGGGCGAGCCAGGCGCGGACCTCTGTTGAGTACTCGGCATCGGTCATCTGGCGTTGGGCCTTGGCGGAGTCGTGCCGCCACTCGCTCGCGGCGTACAGCCGGCCGTCGGTGCCGAGTCCGAGGAGCACGGCGGAAAACGGGTTCTTCGTGCCGTGGTCGATGCCGACGGCGAACCATCGAGTGATCGGCGGCAGTTCGGAGACGACGTGCCGTGTCTCGTCCCACATGTCGTAGATGGCGCCCTCTGCCTGTACCCACAGCCCGAGGACGTTCCGCTTGTAGAACAGGCCGGTGTAGCTGGCCTTGGTGCGGGCCTTGTACGCGTCGGACAGGCCGGGGTTGTCGTCCATGACGAAGTGCCATGACCGGAGCCGGGTTTCGCGGGGGCGTTGCAGGTAGTCCTTACGGGCCCAGTGCTGCGGGTTGTCCGGGTTGGTGGTCCCGAAGATCTTCGACCCTTCGACCGAACAGCGGGCGTTCAACTGGTCGTAGAACGACTTCGGCAGGGTGGTGATTTCGTCGCAGTACGCGCCCGCGCAGGTGAGTCCGCGCACCTTCGGTTCGGCCTGGGCGTCGTTCGCGCCGAGGGCGTGCACGGTGCGCCCGAGGACGTTCGCCGTCGGGGCCCCGCTGGTGTAGTGGATGTCCTGGGCGAGCGCGCCGAAGATGTTCGGGTCAGTGAGCGGGCCGAACACGTTCCGGGCGAGGCTGTCACGGGTGCGGCCGACCATGACCAACTCGCCGCCGTCGGGCCGGTTGGCCACGAAGTCGAGCCAGCGCAGTAGCGACGCGATCGTCTTGCCCGACCGGACCGAGCCTTCCCAGATGTTCTGGAAGGCGCGGGCCTCCATGATGCTGTCGATCTGCTTGGTGGAGAGGGCGAGCTTAGTTTCCATCGGGCTCGCCCTCGCCCTCCTCGTACACGGGCTCTGCCGGTGGCGTGCCGTGCCGCTCGACGTAGTTCCGGGCGAGGCCGGCCATGAGCTCACCGAGCACGGAGTGCGACTCCTTGGCGGGGTCGTTGCGCGGCGGTACGAGCTTCAGGGAGCGGTCGAGCGCCGCGCTGGCGGTCGCCATCATGGTCCGCCGGTCGGCCGGCGTCGGCTCGGGCTGCCACTTCTCGTCGTAGTCGTGGTCCTTGCCGCCCCACTCGAAGTACAGGTGGGGTTGCGTCATCTTGCTGATCTCGCGTTCGGCGACGTCTTGCAGGGTGTCGGCCATGGCGGTGCGGCGTGCGTCGAGGTCGGCTTTGCGTACGGCGGTGGCGGCGGCGACTTCGGCGGCACGGTCGAACGAGAGGCCCTGCTCGTGCGCGAGCTTGCTCACGGTCGAGGGGCTGCGCTTGAGCTCGCGGGCGATGTCGTTACGGGACTTGCCTTCGGCGTGCAGGCGGCGCACGGCTGCGCGGTCTTTGTCTGTGATGGGTCGCGGCTTGGCCATGGGCTCACCTCCTGCACGCCTCAGGCGGTCTGTCGCCTGCTACTGCTGGCGGGCGAGTGCCGCGTTCGCCCAGAACATCGCCTCTTCGAGGGCGGTCAGGGCGAGCGACTTTTCGCGGCCGTCGGGGCAGGTCTCGTTGATGTGGTCGGCGGCGCGGCGGCATGTCTGCCGTACGGACGTGTGGGCGTCGCGCTTCTCGTCGGTGGTGGCTGCGTGGAACGCGAACCGGTGCTCGATGTCCTCGGGCGACATGGCCGGGGGCCTTCCGTCGGGGGTCTGGGCATGCAGAAACGCCCCGCGACGTGGTGTCTGCGGGGCGTTCGTGGCGGCCGTTTCCGGGCACGCCGGGGCCGCTCCCCATGATGCGGGATCTTCCGCGCGTGCGCAACTACGGGTGTAGTGCGGTCACTGCTGGCCCCACGACGTGTGCGGCGGGCGCTGCTGCGGCGGCTGCGGGGGCTGGTTGTACGGGCCCGGCTGCGGCGCTCCGTACGGTCCGGGCGGCGGCCCGTACTGCTGCGGCGGGTAGGGCTGCGCCGGCGGCTGCGGGTACGCCTGCGGTGGTGGCGGGGCGACCGGCACCCGCGTCACGGTCTTCCGCCCCATCGCGGTCGCGATCGGCCATCCCGTGATCGCCCAAATGCCGCACGTGATGAGCGACAGGAACACGTGAAGCCCGTGGTTCGCCCCACGGCGCTCGACGATGCGCTGACTGGCCATGTGGCCCCCCTCTACTGGTGTCCCCGCATCGTGGCACGCCGGGCCGGTGTGGCGGGAGGGGAACGCGCGAACGCCCGCCCTCTCGCGAAGGGCGGGCGTCATGCGCGGCGGGATCACCCGCGGCACGCTAGTGGGCCGATCGGACGCTCACTGAGCGCTGCACCACCGAGACCAGCGTAGCGCGGGCGTCGGACATGCGTCATGCGCGGGCGCGACCCTCGCCCCGTCCGGTCGTGCGCTGCTCTTGCTCGTCGGCGAGGCGTTGGGCGTTGGCGAGGATGGTGGTGCGGCGTGCGTCGGCGGCGGTGCGGAGCATGGTGCGGAGTGGTGCGGGGAGGGCTCCGGTGTGTGGGTCGCGGAGGATGTTCAGGTCTTGGATCAGGTCGGGTTCGAGGTCGCGGAGTAGCCAGGGTGTGCGGGGGGTTTCGCTGGTGGCGGGGGTGGTGCGCTCCGCTGGTGTGGGTGTGGTGGGTTCTGGTGCGGTGGTGGTGCGGAGGATGCGGCCGACGGTGGTGTGGTGCATGCCGAGTTCGCGGGCGATGGCGCGGTTGGACATGCCGGTGGCGGCGAGGTGGTGCACGCGGGTGGTGCGTTCGGTGTGGCTGGTGGTGCGGCTAGGCTTGGTGGTGGCCATGGCGGGGGTTGCTCCCGTGGTGGTTAGGGCCCGGTGGACGTGTGGAGACGTCGCCGGGCCCGCGGTGTGTGTGGGTCAGTCGGTGGCGGGCAGCCATTCGCGGACTGTGCCGTTGGTGTCGCGTCCTCGATGCTCGCGGGTGCTGTGGCCGTGGCTCATCTCGCAGCGCGCGGACCACTTGAAGTCAGAGTCGGGGTGGTAGGTCATGCATCGAGTGTCCGGATCGCCGTCGTCTCCTGCTGCCTGGGCGCGCTGCTGGCGGAGGATGCGGGCGACGTAGCCGGATGCGTGGCTGATCCGCAGCCGTTCGGAGATTTCGCGCGGGTCCATGCCCTGATCGGCGGCGGCGCGGATCAGGTCGGGCACTTCGGCTTCGATGTCTTTCCACTGGGCGCGGATGTGGCCGGTGTGGTCGAGGCGGTCGGCGAGAGTCATGTCTCGGGCGCGTTCGGCGGCGCGCTCGCGCTCGTACTGCTCGATCAGGGCGAGGATCTGCTCTTGGAGGGTGGGGCGCTGCATCACGTCGGCTCCGGTAGGGGTCGGGCCCGGCCGGGCGGGCCGGCCGGGCGGGCCGGCCGGGCG